CAACCATACCGTAACGAGTTTTGAATCCAATTTTTGGTTGGAATGTGAACTGGTCAACTGCACGAACCATTTGGAGAGGAACGTATGGGCAATAGAACAAACCAGCATCGTATGGTGAAGAACCTTTGTAACCAACAGTTACGAGTTCTTGGTTAGAAGTATAACCACCAAAGTATGGGTCGATATAAACCTTAATACGGCCATGTAACATACCAGCAAATGTATTACCAGTATCATCTACTTGCAAGTCAGCTTGGAGAGCAGGAGTATAAGATAATACACCAGCCATTGCCATAGCAGAAGCAACGTCAGAAGAAACGATTAATACGTTACCTTTACCTCTACGAGTTTGTTTTGCGATTACGTTAGCATCTCTTTCGATTTGGAAAATCAAACCTTTGAAACGCTCAACAGACCAACGACCGTTAGAGTCTGTATCTAAATCGAAATAACCAGCAGTTGTTGTACCATACTGAGCACCAGCAACAGCACAAGTATAGATTGTACGGATAACTTCACGGTTAATTTCAGCAAGAATCTCAGTAGACAGAATGTTAGACAATTCTGTTTCAGCGTCAAGACCATGAATTGCCTTCAAGTCTTGTGCTAATTCTAATGAGTACTCAGCCTTGAGAGCACGTGATTGAGCAGTTACAGTAACTTTCTCGATTGAGAATGCCATCTGTTGGAAAGCAGCACCGTTAGCAGCGTCTAAAGCACCTAACAATTCAGCGTTAGCTGTTGGGATACCAATACCAGTAGTAGTAGCACCAGAAGTAACGTTCATGAATGTGTTAGCAGTATCAGTAGTAATTGTACCTTTGAAACCGTATGGGTTAGCAGCAGATGAATTACCAGAGAATACTGTATTTGCTTCACCGTAGAATGCTTCGTTAGCATCAGTACTACCAGGTGTACCTTGTGATGTATACTTAGCACGCATTGCGAAGATTAAGCCGGTTGGGCCAGTCATTGGTTGTACACCAGCGATATCATAAGCAATGAGGTTAGGTAAAGAACGGCGTACTAAAGAAATCAAGATTGGGTCAAAGTTTTGAACACCACCAGCAACGTTGGTTGGACCAGAGTCGGTAATAGCTTCGTTCAACTGAGCACGGTCTTGAGCCATAGCTTGACGTTGATTTTCCAAGATTACAGTAGTAACTGCACGCTTGTATGGGTCTTTAATAGGATCTAATTCTGGATGTTCCAGAACTGGCTCCCATTTTTTTTGTAGTTCTTCTGTTAAATACATTTAAGTCTCCTTGTTATTTTTTCCAAACTTGGTTTGATTATTTATTTTACCAAAGTTTTAGAGATTGTTTGTGCATAAAGATTGATTTCAGAATCACTGGACTTGGTAGTCTTTTTATCTTCTTCAATCAAAACTTCATCGTCTAATGCAGAATTGTCGGCAACTTTAACGTTTGCTTTGAAATATGATTCTTTCAAAACGTCTAGTTTTTCAACAAATTCTTCTTCAGTAGTAAACTCTACGTTCTCTGCGAGCGATTTCATTTTTTCTACTTGAGTTTGCGTCAGGCCTTCACACACTGCGTAGATAGCCTCAATTTTTTTCTGTTCATTTAATTCTTTTGTTAACTCAATGCCACGAGCAATTTGTTCGTTGAGAGCAGCTTCTGTATCAGCTAACTGAGCAGACAATTCTTCAACAACATTTACCTTTTCTTCTGGAACATCAATATAATGTTCTACGAATACATCACGTAAGGCATTGATAAAGTTTTCTGTAATCTCAGCACGTAAACCAGATTCGATAGCGAGTTCGTTATCTTTCATCCATTCTTCTACCATGTAATTGAGGTAGTCATCAACTTTGGCTGCCATTTCTTCTTTAATAGTTTCAACGGCAATTTCAAATTCTTCCATTAGTTGATTTTCGATTTCTTCAACGATTGGTTCTACACGTGATAAAACGGCAGCTTCAAAAATAGTAGCAGCACGCTCTTTGAATTCTTCTGAAAGGTTTTCGCCTTGTAACATAGCTTCTACATCTTCACCATAAGATTGGAATGTAGCACCTGGATTTGCTTGCATCATTTGTGGTGCTAACTTACCCATAATACGGTCACGAATAGCAGCATAGTCTGTTGCATCAGTTTTAACTGGTTCCATAATGTCTGTGCGACCCATTGTAGATTGTGGTTGACCTTGTAAAGTAGAAGCACCAACGCCATCACCTTGTGCACCTACAGGAGGTGTTGCACCGGGAGGAGTTGCTGATGGTGTACCTTTTGTGTAATCTGGTAATTTATCTGTTAGTGCACGCTCTGGTGATTGACCAATTTCTCCAGCATCATTTGTACCGTATGCTGTTTTAGATTGAATTTTGTCGCTACCAACTTCACCTGATGGATGCTTGTCTGAACCACGCATACCCATTTTAGATTTGATATTGCTATCAAAAGTTGATTTAGAATCTTCGCCTAAAAGAATTGATTTAGCGGCGTCAGATAGATTGTAATTTGCCATTTTGAAAATCTCCTTGATTTATTTGGATATATTTATATTTAAAGTTTTTTCATGAAGTTCTCAAATATGTGTAGACTTACTGCTTCAATTTCTCTCTTAGAAGCTTGTTTAACTTCTCTAACTGCTTCAGAGTAATCTTGTTCTGTCCAAACACCATTGACTAACATCCATTCTTTACCTTCCATAATACCTTGTACAAAAGCACCAGGTGCAGAAGGGTCTGCTACAATATCTGCCGCTGTGGCTAGATAAAAATCGGGTTGTACTACATTAACGCCATTGACGTTTTTTAACGAACCCATGCCTCTTGAAGATACCCCTAATTGAGCACCGCCTTCAATTAACTGACGAGCAATGTTTCCCATTGGTGTATCTAAAATTTTTGCTTTACCAATCCATTGATTACCATCTTCACGTAAAGATGTAATCATGTGTGATACACGGTCTAGATTGATAGTAGGTGTTTCAGGATGACCTAATTCACCAAATGCACGACTCTTATTAATATATTCTTCGTTATAACGAGAAACTTCTTTCTTCATTGTATTGTATTCATACAAACGACCATTTTTGTTTTTCTTTTCAGCAACTAAAAATGGTCCTTCAATGAACAAAGATTTTTTACCGTTACCTTCTTCAATAACTTGGTAACTAACTGTTTCGTAGATTTCTTTAATTAGTTTCATTATAGTTGCCTTATGGTCTAATGCCGTAACTACCAAAGTTAAATGCAGCAGGATCATTAAATTGACCACGTTGATAATGAGCATTATCTTTACGTAATGAAATGATTAATGTATATGCTGTATTTGCTGTGGCGTTATATGTATTGATTCCTAAATTTCCATTAGGATTTATAGCATTGTTTAAAATAGCCGGCTGTTGTTGACTACCATATTCACCATTACCATTTAGATAAAAAATAGTGGCATTATTTGCTGTAGTATTACCTGCCCAAAACAATTCAACAGAACCAGGAGGAGTAGAAGTACCCATACTGACAAAGTATTGACATGATGTTATTTGCAAATTATAATATGATAATGGAGTATTAGCAGAACCTCCCAAAGTATTGGCAACTGGAAAACCATTTGTTGCTAAAGCACCATAAAAAGAGTTTGCTGCAATTCTAGCATTATTTGCTTCTTGAGTTGAACCATCAAACTGACCTGTTAATTTAATAACAACATCGGTAGTGGTATCTCGTAGAACTTGATATGTGGTTTTTGGTGCGGCCATTTTTTATCCTTATTCTGCTGTTTCTTGCTCAACTTCAGTTTCTTGTTCTTCTTTTGAATGAACACCTAATAAGTTGTTAGCAATTTCTTGTTTTTTGGCTTCAATGTGAGCCGTTACTTTATCATGAATAGATGCATATAGTGCTTTACGAAATTCAACACCATTATCATCCATTGCGTAGTCTATAATATTTTTATCCATAATTTATTCTCCTAATTAATCTATTTATTCATCTTCATCTTCTTGGTCTGCCGGATTGACAGGCTGTTGAGGAACGTTAGACATCATCATCTGTTGTGACACATCATTCATTGTTGCTTGTGGTAAACCTAAACCGTTTGCTTTTTCTTCATCAATTTCTTCTTGCATTTCTTTGATTTCTTCGTCTGTCAAACGTAATACATTTCTTTGTATCCATGCTTGTGAGAAATAACGACCAGTATATGGGTCAACGTTTGCCAATAATGCCAAACGCTCTTTCATTAACTCAGCATCTTTGAGTTCTGTGAAGTTGTTATCTTTAATGAAGTCATAATAGATATGTTCCTTCATTTCTTTCCATTCTTCATCGGTACAAATACCTTTGAGAACACATTGTACACGCATTGCTTGGTCAAACAAGTCAGCAAACTTATTACGCATACGGTCAACAAACTTAGCAAACTTTAATTCGTCACGGGTAATCTCATTGGTACGACCAAGTGAGAAACCAGATTGTTCTGGATTTAAACGAGAAACTGGCACATTCAATGCCTTGTATAGTTT